AGTTCCGGACTGAGAACCTGTGCCAGTGGGTGGACCTCCTGGAGTCGGGGATCATTCCGGCGCCGAACTGGCTGGCCGGCATGGACCGGACGAGCGGCGTGGGCGTGCCCGACGACGTGAGAGTCTCGGTCTCCCTTGACGTTTCATGGAAGCGCGACCGGGCCAGTATCGCGGTCGCGTTCGACCGTCCCGACGGTCGGCGCCACGTGGAGGTCGTGCTCTACACGCCGACCCCCGAGCGCGCTATTCGCTGGCTCCGCGACCGTCTCACGCTGAACGCCCGCCAGGCCAAGGCCGCCGGCCTCCCCGGACCGCAGAAGGGCGCGCCGTGGTTCGACGGCCGCGTGGCCGTCCAGGGGCGTGGGTGCCCAGCGGCGTCCCTCATCCCGGACATGGAGGCCGCCGGCCTGGAGGTTGTCCGTCTGGAGGGGCCGGCGTTGGCGAGCTCGGCCGGCAAGTTTTACGACCGCGTGGTGAACAAGGAGGACCCCGACCGCCCGGTGATCGCGCACCGAGGCCAGCCGATCCTAGACGAGGCGGTCCGGGGGACGATGGCACGCACGGCCGGCGACTCGTGGTTCCTAGACCGCAAGGGTTCACTGTCCGACGCCTCCCCCCTTGTAGCCTGTTCACAGGCGGATTGGCTACACGACCAGCCCGAGCCGGTGAAACGCCGGTCGGCATACGAGGACGGGGCCGACTTTGAAATGCTCTAGGAGGAGCCCGACGTGGGTGTAATGGACTGGATCCGGCCGTGGCGTTCCTCGGACCCCGGACACGGTGGAATGGTGACCTCGTGGCCGATTCTGGACTACCTGGAGGACTACGCCAACGGTAAGAGTGTCGATGATCTCTGGCGCGAACAGCCCCACCTCCGAACCGTAATCGGGTTCCTGACGCGCAACGTCGGCCAGCTCACTCTCGCGGCGTACCGCGTGGCCGGCGACGGGTCCCGGAAACGGATCACCACGGGGCCGCTGGCCGCGACGTTGCGAGATCCCAACCCGGACCAGACTCCCTACGAGCTCCTCTCCGGAATCGTCGGGGACAAGGCCCTCTACGAGAACGCCTACGTGACCGCGTTCCGGACCGAGCGCGACGGGGAGAAGGTCGTGGAGCTCCGGACTATCCGGCCGATCTGGCTCCAGGCCGCCCAGGGCCTCGGCGCCTACGACGTCCAGAGCTACCACGTCAAGTATCCTGAGCGGCCCGAGACGGCCGTGGTCGCCGGTGAGAACGTGATCCACTTCCACGGGTGGAACCCGATGGACGAGCGCGTGGGCGTTTCCCCGGTGACCGCGCTCCGAGCCACCTTGGCCGAGCAGCTCTCGGCCGTCACGTTCCGTAACCAGCTCTGGGAGCGCGGCGGCCGTGTCGGCGCGTTCCTCACCCGGCCGGCCGACGCCCCCGAGTGGGACGACGAGGCGCGGCGCAAGTTCAAGCGGTCGTTTTCCTCGGCCTGGGCCGGCGACAACGGAAGCAAGGCCGGCGGAGTCCCGTTCCTGGAGGACGGGATGGAGCTCAAGCGGCTAGGGTTCGCGGCCCGCGAAGAACAGTTCGTGGAGGCGTCCCAGCTCTCCCTCCAGACGGTGGCCTCGGCCTACTACGTGAACCCGACCATGGTGGGCCTACTGGAGAACGCCAACTACAGCAACGTCCGCGAGTTCCGGCGCATGTTGTACGGCGAGACCCTCGGCCCGATCCTGGAGGACATAGCCCAGCGGCTCATGAAGTGCGTGTTTCCTCTCCTGGACATTCCGCTGGACGGCCGTACGGTAATCACGTTCGACACCGAGAGCCGTACCGCCGGCACATTCGAGGAGACCGCTCCCGTCGTGTCCCAGGTCGTGGGCGGCCCGTGGATGACGCCGAACGAGGGCCGAGCTCGTATGGGTCTAGGCCCGATAGAGGGCGGAGACGAGCTCGTCAAGCCGCTGAATCTCACGCAACCGGGGGACCACGAGCCCGTGGAGGCCGACCCCGGCGACGAGGACCAACCCACCGAGGACGACACGGCCGACTCCGGAGATCCGCCTCCAGACGAGGACACCCCGGACAATGATCCCAAGCCCAAGGATGGAGAGTAGCGCGGTGGAGACTCGGAATGTAAACCTTGCACAGGTCAAGGCCGGTAAGGCCGCCGGCCTCCAGGAGGGCCAGATGATGGCCTACGCCTCCGTGTTCGACAACGTGGACAGCTACGGCGACGTCGTGGCCAAGGGGGCGTTTACCGAGACGCTCAAGGACTGGGCCGAGCGCGGCAAGTCCAAGGGGCAGAGTATCCCGTTCCTGTACGGCCACAACATGAGTGACCCGAATATGAACATCGGGACCGTGCTGGAGGCCGTGGAGGACGCCAAGGGTCTCCGGATCAAGGTCCAGTTCGATGAGGACGAGATGGCCCAGAAGGTCTACCGGCTCATCAAGGCCGGCCGGCTCAACGAACTATCGTTCGCCTTCGACGTCGTGAAATCGGCGTGGATCGAGGACGAGGACCGGCCCAAGGCTCTCCGCGAGCTCCAGGAGGTCAAGCTCTACGAGTGCTCGGCCGTGCCGATTGGCGCCAACTCCGAGACCGAGGTCCTGGCCATCAAGGCCGCCGAGGCCGGTCTCATGGCGGCGGCCGAGGGTCTCAAGGCCGGCCGGTCCCTGTCCAAGAAAAACGAGCAGAGCCTCCGGGAGGCGTTGGACGGTCTCCTCGTCGCCAAGGACGCGCTGGAGTCGGTTCTCCCCAAGGCCGCGCCCGACGACGAGGACGACCCCGACGAGGACGAGACCGACGAGCCCGCCGGCGACGATCCCGACGAGGACACTCCGGACGACGAGGACGACGACAAGCCCAAGGGCGGCCGTGTATCCTCCGGAGTGACGCCTGGCAAGGCCGGCGGTAAAAGTCCGTCCCTCGGGGTCGATGAACTGGACGCGCTCCTCAAGGAGCGTTACGGAATCGAACCGCTGAGTGAGACCGGCTCTAGCCCGTCCGCCCCCTCGGTCACCGATGAAGAACTGGAGCTCTCGCTCCTCAATCTCTCGGAGTGACCCGCGCGTCCTCCGAGGTCACAGACACACGACCATAGGAGGACCATCATGGCTCTCTCCCTCAAGGAGAAGCGCGACGCGGCCGTCCAGGCGGCCAACGAGCGCATGACCAGCGTCAAGAGTGCCGGCGGCACCATGAGCGACGCTGACCGTAAGTTCATCGCGGACAAGATCGCCGAGGCCAAGGGTTACGACAAGGACCTGGCGCAGATCGCGGCCGACCAGCACATGGCCGACGAGATCAAGGGCCTGGGCTCCCCCGGTGACGTCGATACCGGCAAGGGTGACGGCAAGCCCGGAGAACCCGGCGGCGCCAAGGCCCGCACACTGGGCGAGCACTTCGTCAAGTCGGTGGGCGAACAGGTCGCTCTCCTGGGCATGAAGGGCGGGCGCCTCTCGGCTCCTGACTTCGAGTTCAAGGCGCCGAGCACGCAACAGGTCACAGGTTGGGCCGAGGGTGTCCCGATCCTCACCGAGTACGACCGGACCATTGTCACAGCGCGCCGGGAACGCCTCACCACCGCGGATCTCTGCGGGTCGGGCACCATCTCCGGGAACGCCATCTCGTATTTCGTGGAGGGCGCGGTCCAGGGCGGATTCGCAGCCGTCGCGGAGGGCGCGGCCAAGCCACAGATCTCGTTCGACAACCCGACGAGCAAGGTTGACGCGCTCAAGAAGATTGCCGGCTGGATCGACCTCACCGACGAGTTCATCGAGGATCTCGGGTTCCTCAAGTCGGAGATCGACACTCGGCTGATTTACCTCCTGGGCGTCATCGAGGAGGTGCAGCTCCTCTCGGGAGACGGCACCGGCCAGAACCTCCTCGGCATCCGCAACCGCTCGGGCGTCCAGGTCCAGGCCGCGCCGGCCTCGGCCGCCGGCAACGCCGACGCCGTATTCCAGGCCATGACCAAGGTCTCCACCGCAACCTCCCTCCAGGCGGACGCGCTGGTCATCCACCCGCTGGACTACCAGCGGTTCCGCCTCACCAAGGACGGAAACGGCCAGTACCTCGGCGGTGGTTTCTTCCAGGGCCAGTACGGCGTTGGTGGAATGCTGGAGAATCCCCCGCTCTGGGGCCTCCGGACCGTGGTCACCACGGCCGCTACCCAGGGGGAGATCCTCCTCGGTAACTTCCGGATCGGCGCGACCGTCTACCGCAAGGGCGGCGTTCGGGTGGAGGGCACCAACTCCCACGCGGAGAACTTCACCGAGAACAAGGTGACGATCCGCGCCGAGGAGCGTATCGCTCTGGCCGTCCGCTACCCGGCCGCGTTCGTCAAGGTCGCACTGGCGGCGGCCTGATAGACCCCGGCCGAGGCCCTCGTTCGCGGGGGCCTCGGCCGGTTCCCCTCTCCACCAACCCACCACACAAGGAGTGATCCAGATGGCAACCGCCTCCGGCAGGGACGTCTACGAGTACGACGTCAACGGCATTACCCACACGGCCCAGATGACCGCCGAGGACGCCAAGCGTCTCGGCGCCAAGAAGGCCAAGGGCGCACTACCTCCCGAGGAGACCGCGCCCCAGAGCAAGGCCGGCCCGACCCCGGAGAACAAGTAACCCATGAGCTACCCCCCGCACGGTCTCACGCCGGCGGCCCTCGGCCTGGACTCGTCCATCCCCAACGTGGAGAAGGCCGTGGACCGTGCGGTGGCGTTCGCTCGTCGTGAGGCAGGTTGGCATATCTTCCCGTCGGTGACCGAGGAGCTCACCGTGGACGGGGAGGGCGGCCTGGTCCTCACGCTCCCGTCTCTCCACGTGGAGGACGTCCACAGCGTGACCGAGAACGGCTCCGCGCTGGACGCCTCCGCCTACGAGTGGAGCGCGACCGGGGATCTCAAGAGGCGCGGGCATTGCTGGACCACGCGCTGGCGCGGCGTCTCGGTCAATCTCACGCACGGCTACGACCTGGAGGACGCCGACCTGGCCGACCTCCTCGGCGCCATCGCCGGCGCGGTCGGCGTCCAGGCGGCCAATCCGCTCGGCATTCCCGAGGTCATCGGCCCGTATCAGCTCACCGGCGACATGTCCCGGGCGTGGATCGGTGACGGACGGACCACCCTCTCAAGGTTCTGCCTCCCATGGAGCGCGTAGACCTCCTCCGGGGACCCTCCCGGAACGCCGATAACGACCCGATCCCGTCGGCCGAGACTCCCCTCTGGGCCGTCGCGGTGGCGCCGGGGTCCTCGGAGGGCAACAAGGACCGGGGCCGCAACGGTAAGCGCGTGGCCTACACGGTCCATTTCTGGCCGGTTCCAGGCCAACCGCTCCCCGAGTTCCAAGACGAGGACGAGCTCCGCGTTCGGGGGACCGTGTGCTCCATCGTCGTCCAGGACTGGCGGAGCCCGTACACGGGCCGGCGGGGCCTGGAGGTCCTATGCTCGGCAGGAAAGGGGTAACGATGGCAC